AAGATTTAGAGGAGGCTAAGTGATGGATGATAAGATTGAAAAAGATGATTTATCTGAACCTGTTAGTTGGAGAGATTTTTTAGCGTTAGCTTCAAAAGTCAAACAACAAGAGGAATTAATTAAAATTTGTTTTAATAATGGTGAGATTCTAAACAATCGACTTAAAGATATTGATGTAGACATAGATGATTACCATGAACATAACAAAAGATTAAGAGAACTTGAAAGGGGGCAGTGATGAGCCACATAGTTAATGATCAATTGATTGAAAAATGCTACAACGAAACTCTTGAAATGAGTGTGAATGACTTTTCTAACAAGTTAGCAGATTTGGGCTACACTTATGTTTTGAACGACTTAATCAGGAAAGTAGCAGCACAAAAGTATTACGACCTACCAGAAGGAGATTATCAAAATGACTAAGCTAGAAGAACTAGAAGCTAGGATACAGCACCTTGAAAGCACACAAGTAAGGGTAATCAATAATGTTACATTTATACAACAAGCAATCCAAAAGCTTACAACAGTTGTTGACAAATTCCATGAATTGTGGTATTGTGGAGGAGATACTGACACAAAAGAGGACGAAAATGAGCAAACCGATAAGTCTAAGTGTCACTGAAAATAATAATGGAGTTAAGACGTACCATGTATTATTTGACGACGGCACAATAAAATCACGCCTGGAGGGGCATAATGATTGGACAGATGAAAGACCTTGTATTTCTGGATATAGAGACAACGATGTGTCATCAAAAGATACATCTGGTGGTAACAAACGCAAACGGAGTAATTAAATGCCACAGAGAACCACAAAGTCTAAAGAAAGAGATATGGGGAAAAATCTTAGTAGCTCACAACGGAATAGCGTTCGACTTCAAAACTTTGAACCTTCAGTGGGGTCTAAAGATCAAGCTACATCAGGTCTTGGACACTCTGGTATTAAGCAGATTGCTGAACCCAATGAGGACAAAACACAGCCTTGCAGCTTGGGGAGAAGATTTAGGATTCCCTAAAACAGAGTTCAACCAGTTCGATCAATACTCAGAAGAGATGAGACAATATTGTATTAACGATGTGAAGGTATTAGAAAGAGTGTATAACCAACTATTAAAGGAGAAAGAAAGTCATGGATTTGATGAAGAATCTATACAACTCGAACATGAAGTTTGCTCAGTTATCAGCAAACAAGTCAGCAGAGGCTTTAGGCTTGATGTCGAAGGCTGCGAAAGACTATGTGGAGTTTTATCAGGACGAATGGAAGAAATATGTGAAAGACTACAAGAATCCTTTCAGCCAATTGTTCACAGGCGAGTTTCAGAAAAAACAGGAAAGCAACTAAAGGACTCTATTGAAGTCTTTAATCCAGCATCAAGACAGCAGATATCTAAGAGGTTACAAGGGATTGGATGGAAGCCAAAGAAGTACACAGAGAAAGGTTCAGTCATTGTCGATGAATCGGTTCTACGAGGAGTTAATATTCCAGAAGCAAAACTCATCTGTGAATACTTACTCCTACAGAAACGGCTTTCTCAAGTTACCTCTTGGATTGAAGCTGTATCAGACAAACACAGGGTTCATGGTAAGGTCATAACGAACGGAGCAGTAACAGGGCGTATGACTCACCATAGCCCGAACCTAGCACAAATACCATCAGTACATGCAGAATATGGCTCAGAATGTCGTGAGCAATGGGTTGTTGACCCAGGATATAAGCTGGTCGGTATTGATGCTAGTGGATTGGAGCTAAGGATGTTAGCTCATTACATGGAAGACGAAGAGTATACAAAGGAGGTTGTGGATGGTGATATTCATACAAAGAACCAGTTAGCAGCAGGACTGGACACTAGAGCCAAAGCAAAGACTTTTATCTATGCTTTTCTGTATGGTGCTGGCCCTAAGAAGATAGGCAGTATTACAGGCACAAACGGAACAGTAATCATAGATAAGTTTATGAAAAACGTACCAGCCCTTGCAAAGCTGAAAGAGAAGATAGCTGTGAACTTACGAAACAAAGGTTCACTACCAGGATTAGACGGTAGACGGTTATTCATTCGTTCAGAACATGCAGCACTAAATACTTTACTGCAAGGTGCTGGTGCGGTGGTGATGAAGAAGGCTTTGGTAATATTTGATAAATACATAAAGTTACATGAATTAGATGCACACTTTGTAGCTAATGTACATGATGAATGGCAACTAGAAGTTAAGGAGGAAGAGGCGGAACTTGTAGGGCAACTCGGTGTCAAAGCAATTGTAGAAGCTGGTAAAGTTCTGCGTTTAAATTGTCCTTTGGATGGAGAGTATAAAGTAGGTGATAATTGGAAACAAACTCATTAAGGAGAATCTATGGATTATAAACAGTCGATTAAGTTAAATGCAAAGGTTATGTGGTCGTTTCATAACAAGGTAAACAACCTATCAGAGAAGTACCAGATTGATCTCTGTGAACTCTCTGATGCTGCTGTAGAGGCGTTGCAGAATGACTTAGGAGTAGAAGCTAGAAACAAAGGTGACGAGAAAGGAAACTTTATCACCTGTAGGAGTGTTATGCCTTTGAAGATTGTTGATCTCGAAGGTAAGTCATTACAGGATGTTGCTATTGGTAATGGTTCTAGCGGAGTAGCTATCGTATCCTCTTATGATTGGAAGAGTAAGATGGGTAAGGGTACATCACCAACACTACAGAAGATGGTAATTAATGATCTTCAGGTATACGAGGGTGGTGTAGCTGACGATGGTGATGGAGATGTGTTGTAAATGATTGCTTTAGTCGATGGCGATATTCTTACTTACAGGGTAGGTTTTGGTTGTGAGGATTCTAGTGAGCGTATCGCTATTGCTAAACTAGCGGAGTATTTAGAAGACCTCGTGTTTATTCATGCAAACTGTGAAAAGGCACGAGGTTATCTAACTGGTAGAAGTAATTACAGAGATGATATAGCAAAGACACAGACGTACAAGGGACACAGATTAGGAGTAGCAAAGCCAAAGCATTTTGATCTAATGCGTGAATACATGGAAAAGGCATGGGGCTTTGAAATGCAAGAGGGTCAGGAAGCTGATGATGCCATAGGTATCGAAGCATACAAACTAGACCCCAGAGATTACGTTATCTGTTCTATTGATAAAGACCTGAACAACCTTAGAGGATGGCACTACAACTTCCATAAGAATGAGATGTATTATGTCAAGGAAGAAGAAGCTATCAAGAATTTTTATAAGCAGTTGTTGACAGGAGATAGGACAGATAACATCCCAGGTATCAAAGGTATTGGCGACAAGAAGGCTGATAAGATACTTGATGGATTAGAAGAGGAAGAAGACTTATACAGAGCAGTATTGGAAGTATACAAATATAATCGTGACTATTTATTGGAACAAGGAAGACTGTTATGGATACGAAGGAAAAAGGAAGAACTCTGGATGCTACCAGAGTAACTTTGGTATATTGGAAGGATGCAGTAGCAGATGTTGGGTGGGACGATAATGTAAAGTCAGAGTTACATGATTGTACCAGCATAGGATTTGTAGTTGATGAAACGAAAGATGCTCTGACTCTAGCTAATACTGTATCACAAGACCAGAGTAACTGTAGGATGAATATACCTAAGAAGTGGATACAAAAACGAAAGGATATAGAACTTGAAGACAAGCAGCAAAAAAGGCAAAGGAAGAAGTCTACAACAATGGGTAAGAGACTTAATAATAGACAAGTTCAACCTTACGAGTGATGATGTACGATCTACTATCATGGGTTGTAGCGGTGAAGATATCTTACTTTCACCAGCAGCGAGGCAGAGACTAAATGTTTCTATTGAATGTAAAAGCAGGGCTAGGGTTGCTGTATATGGCTTCTATGAGCAAGCTAAGACTAACTGCCCTGGTGATGCAGAACCAGTTGTTGTGGTTAAACAGAACCGATCTATACCTCTGTGTGTGGTTCGGGCTGAACATTATTTTGAACTATTGAGAAAGGCTAACTCTTGAAACATTTGATCATACCTGATACACAAGTAAAGAGAGGCGTAGACCTTAGTTACTTAGAGTGGATTGGAAAATATATCGTTGACAAGAAACCTGATGTTATCGTACAAATTGGTGATTTTGCTGATATGCCGTCACTATCATCCTACGATGTGGGTAAGAAGTCGTTTGAAGGAAGAAGATACAAAGATGATATTGAAGCAGCCAGAGAGTCTATGGATATATTATTAGAACCTATGAGGGAATATAATGCAAGATGCAGAAAAGACAAGAAGAAACAATAT